TACGGAATACCTTTAATATCAGTAGGTTCCCAAAGACTCAAGCGAACGTCAACAACTTCACGGCCTGTTTCTTCTGCGATTTGATGAATAATATCTGATTTGCCAATACCTGGGGGACCCCACATAAAGACAGGACGTTTGACCTTGAAACATTTACGGATAGCCGCTTTAGCTTCATTAGGAGTTTGAACACGATTTGCTGAAATCTCTTTTGCCATTTTGGACCTTTCTAGTTAAAACAAGTTAAATTAATACGCTCTATGTATATAGTATAACGCATAACCTAGCATTTGTCAACAACTGGTTTGTCCAAATTGTGGTATTTACAACAGATCTTTAGCCATTTTATTGCTACGGCCAAACTTGGCTATGTCACCAGAAAACAGTACTAGCTGTACCGCAGTTTTTTCTTTGAATACTGTGATAGCATCTCTTTCTAAATAATATGGGCAATCTATGTAACGATCGATATTGATAATAGTTTGATTAGTTACAATGTATTCTGAGTCTTTTGGAAACTCTACACGATAACTTTTATAACCTAGTACGCTTTCTAAATACTCAAATCCAGATTCAGTTAACCGTAATCCGCCTGATTTCTTTTCACGAATATTGATCCAAATAGATTTATGGAAGTTTTGGAAAGTAAGACCTTCTGCGTTCTCACCTAACTCTTCGTAGAGTTTTTTGGTAAGATCTTTTTTGGAAATCATTTTTCTTTTATTTCTTCGCCAGTGGTTAGTTTGTACACACCAAAGTCTTGACATTGAAATAGTTTGTTTAATTTTTCAGCAAGGTTAAAGGCATGTCCAGAATTGGAGAAAGATACCTTCTTGTATTTTGGTCCTAGTTGTTGGGCAACTAAACTCGTTGTTTTGAGATTAACTGGTTGACCTTTATAAAAGACAGCCCAGATGGCCTCAGCTTCAAGTACCTGTTCGGTCTTGTAGTTTTTCTTATTAGTTATTTCTAATAACACCTTTGGCTTAGGCCTGCTCATTTCAGTACGTCTCCAAATATACGTACTTATTTATTTTAAATGCTAAAAACCGCCACCATCCATTTTAACGTCAATATCCGGTGTTTGACGACTTGCGGCTTGTATAGCATTATCTAGATCGCCTGCTAGACGGGTCATTACTACTGCTAGACAGTTAGCAAGATCTGCGGCTTCGTTTACATCTAAAGTGATAATCTTTGCGCCGCTTTTTGTGGCAATTCGAGCCTTATCTAAGAAGTTTTCGATTGGAATAGTGTTGAGTTGTTTCATGAGTCATTCCTTGACATACTAGATAATACAGTACGCATTTCTAGTTCAGTCTTAAATGGTCCTCGATTTTCGTAGCGTTCTAATGTAATGAGTTTTGGGCAGAATGATTTAACCCAACCTTTGCGGAAACGAATTACATAGTAACCTGCGCAGTACTGACTCTTTGACTTATCACTCTTAGAGTAGATTGGCAATTTTTGTCTAACATCATATACTGGATTATATGGTTTGCTTGAGCAGGGGAATTCGTAAATGTGCCATTCCTTCTCATTAGATTTCTTAGTAGTAGTTTTTTCTTTCTTTAAATCTTCTTCATTGATAGTAATTCCAAATAATGTTTGGAATACCGCAAGGTCTTCGACTTCGACTTTTTTGCCTTGGCGTAAGAATGAATAACCTTTTTTCTCTTTACTCAGAGTTCCTAGTTTCTCACCTTCTGCTTCGACAATCCAAAATTTGCCGTCGATTACTGCTTTGGTGTGTGCTTCTGTCATACTTGCCTCCGTTAGATTGCAATGTTCTGTTTTGTTAGGACATGTGTCCGTGTATTCGCATATCTTCATTAGAATATACCCTTTAGGTTAAACACTATAGTAATGCGTTTATCTTTATTACGAGTCTTTGGAACTTCATGCGGTAGCCAAGATTCCCATAATAACATTAACCCAGTTTCGGGTTTAAAAATTACATGTTCCCAATTAGTAGGCACTTCGCCTAGCTTAGGTAATGTAATATGACTTCTAAATGATCTAGGATCTGAAAACGCAATAGGCGCAGAATCTTCTGGTACTTCTAAATAAAGTATTCCTGATAAAATACAGTTAGGATGAGTGTGCTTTTTATGTTCGTCGCCTTCGGACATTTCACTAACCCATAACTGTGTATCAAATCCAATCTTTGATTGATCGTATCCTAATTTTACAAGATAGTCTCTAGCAACATCGTGTATTAGCGAAACGAATGGAGCAAGATCTTCTTCTTTAGCAATACCAACATCCTCACTAAATGTAGTTCTATAGCCCCAATCGTTATTCACGAATTTATCATCTGCTAGGTATTTTTTCGCAATAGGCAATAATGTCTTAGCAAGATCTTTATGGAGCTCGCTCATTATTGCTGTAGGAAAATAATACTGAATACTCATTTGTACTTTGCGTTTAAAGGTTCTGCGTAGCTTTGAATTTGTTCTGTAACTTTAACCATATCCCATTTGCCACAGAATTTCATTAGTCGAATACCTACTTGTTGTATGTCTTTAGAAACTGCGTTTTCTTTAATAGTATCTTCGATTAATAGTTGAATCTCTGCAGGTTGAGCAGTTAAGTCGCATAACTTAACATTACGAGCATAGTCGTCTAATACACGATGTTCTTTACCTTCGTGATCAGTCCAACGCTGTAACATCATATTGTTCCAGTTATATCCTTTTGTATGTTTGTCGGCAAACGCTTCTCTAAGTCCAACTTTGTTTTTAGTGCCTTTCTCACGGACTCCGGGGAAAGCAGAAAAGATATTGTCTGAGGTGTCGCCTCGCATACATTTTTCAAATAAGAGCCACTCCGGGTTTGGAGCAGTTTTGGGAGTTCCTGTTTTCTTGTCGACAACTGTTTTTCCTTTTTCATCAAAATAACCTTCATGGGTAATAGTGACACCACTAACACCATTATATTGTTTTACGTTAGGTGCGATTAATTGCGCAAAATCGCCATCTGTTGAAATAATAACGTGATTGTCGTTTGGATGGGCTTGAATAAAGCCTGCGATAAGATCATCTGCTTCTAATTGCGGATGTTGTAATACTGTACAGTTAGTCTTCTCTTCGATGAATGATTTAAAGTCATCAAATGTTTCCCAGAATACTTTATCTTCTTCTTGGTCTCTTGGACTTAATGCGGCACGGGCTGTAGCACGGTTTCGCTTATATGGTTCGTAATGATCTTTACGCCAGCTACGTCCTTCTAAGCAAAATACAACATGTTTCCCATCAAAGTCTTTCCATGCCTTACGTACAGAGTTAAGAATAACGTGTAAGCTCATTCCGACCTTATCGTTAATATCTCCACGTACAACGTGTCTAGCACGAAAGAATGTATTTGCTGTGTCTACTAAAATATATGTCATTAACTAATTTCCGATCTACCATTGCCTAAACTTGTTACATTAATATATCCGGATCCACGTTCGGCGGCCCCGGGGATTTGTTCTTCCATTGCTACGCCACGGCATAGTTCCTTAAACCACTGATCAACGATAGCTTCTTCAGTATCGCCTATGTAACCAGATTCTTTTAATTTCAATATAAAGTACTCATTCCAATCAAGTTCAAAAAATCCATTTCGGATGTTATCATTATTTATATGCGTATTTAATACTGAAATAAATGGCTCTTTCTTAGCAGTAGCCGCATCTTTTGGATTAAGAGTTTCAGGATCTACGGTGTATTCCTTTGCGGCTTTTTCTGATTTATTGCGTTTAAAAAGGTTTTTAATTTTATCTAACATTTTGAATATTCCATTTATAATTCTATCTTTTGCGGTAGCTTTCTATATTGTACACTAGTATAGTTCGTTGTGCAAACCCAACGATCTTCATTACTTTGATTTGCTTGTGTACGATGCTGTAACCAACCTGGAAAAAACAATACATCACCAGTTACTGCCGGAACAGCTCGCCATTCTGCCAAATGTTCTTCGTGTTTCTTGTGTAAACTTTTTAACTCAAAGTGCGGATCTTTAAATTCAATAAACCCGCCATTCTCTGGCATATTCACGTAAGCCGCAATACTAAGAGAACATAGTCCGTGTGCGTGTTCTCTAGTTTCTCCACCGTTCGGATGTACATTTACCCAACTGTTTGAAATCCAATATGGAAAATTATCAAGTAACCCAAACTGTTCAAACATCACCTTAGCGGCAATTTCGTGTTGCCAATCAAACAACTCTTTAAGCACTGGATGTTTATGCGGAGGAATGATTTGGTTGTTTACACTACTACGACCATCACCTAGCTCTAACCATAATGCTCCATCTTCAGGAGCCTTGCTTAAAATCTCTTGGCATGCTTGAATATGTTCTGCGGACAACCGTTCTCTCT